TTGTAGTAAATTTGAAAATAACAATCTCTGACCGTTTAAATGGTCAAATTAGCTACACATGAGTAAGCACCACCCACTGACCACCTAAACGGTTAATCATATATTATAAACGGTCAACCGTTCATGGTTCGTTTGCATATTCGTATTCACCATTTGTGCAAAATGCACAATAAAATATAAATATAAATATAAATATTTGTGCAACATTACATACACATTTATGCTATACTTAAAGTAGGATAAAGAATATCCTATGGTGAGTAAATATGCCATTTTCGTGTTATCTCCTATCCTATACAATTGACCGTTTGAACGGTTGAGGTTTTATGACACTCCTTTTCATCTCAACCGTTTGCACGGTCAGAAAATTAACTTAACCATTCAAATGGTTAGAAAGGTGCGTAATATGGCAGTAAAGACAAAAGACGAACTCTTGTCAGCAATCAACGGTATTGAAATGGAAGAAGAAACCAAAATCTCAATGCTTGAAGATATTACTGACACAATTGACAGTTTATCCAGCTCCGAAAATGAAAACTGGAAAACTAAGTACGAAGAAAACGATGCTATGTGGAAAGAAAAGTATCGCAATCGCTTCTTTGGTGGTGGAAAAGACGAAGAGGAAGATTTCATCGACGAAGAAGATGACAAAACACCTCCAAAGCCAATGACTTTTGAGGACTTATTCACAACCGTTTAAATGGTTGAAAAGAAAGGAGAAAAAATTATGCCAAGCAAAATCGCTATGACAAATCTTGATGCAAAGTCAATTGACATCATCAACGTAATCAGACAGAATGCACCTGCTGAATATCAGAACCTTGTACCGGAAATAACAACCGAAAAAGACATACCTGTAGTCGGTCAGGTGCTTCTTGGATACCCCGCACTCGCAAACCAGTTCCTTAGTGCATTGATTAACAGAATAACTTCGGTTAAGGTAAAATCAGCAATCTTTAACAACCCCTATGCTGACCTTAAAAAAGGTTTCCTTGAACTCGGTGAAACAGTCGAAGAAGTATTTGTTGCAATTGCAAAAGCACGTGAGTTTAACGTAGAAAAAGCCGAAGCAAGAGAGTTTAAGCGGACAATACCAGATGTACGTTCTGCGTTTCACGTGATGAACTGGAGAGTGCAGTATCCTGTAACGATTCAGCGTGCAGACCTTGAAAGGGCTTTCCTTTCAGCAAGCGGTGTAACTGATATGATTGCTCGCATAGTTGATACCCTATATAATGGTGCAAACTATGATGAGTTCCTTCTCTTTAAATACCTTCTCATAAAGGCAATTTCAAAGGGAAAAACTTACACTGAGGAAGTCGATACAACTGACACCAAGAACTTTGGTATTAAGGCTCGTGCCGTATCGAATCAGCTTACATTTATGAATAGTAAATACAACGTTGCTCACGTTACAACTGTAACAGATAAAGCAGACCAGTATATATTCGTAGATGCTGACTTTGAAGCACAGTATTCGGTAGAAGTTCTTGCATCAGCTTTCAATATGGACAAGGCTGATTATATCGGTAGACGTAAGCTTATTGACAACTGGGATGAATTTGACAACGACCGTTTTGACGAAATACGTGCAAATTCTACGCAGATTGAAGAAGTAACAGCAGCAGAACTTGCTCTTATGACAAAAGTAAAAGCTGTAATTGTAGACAGAGAGTGGTTCCAGGTATACGACAACCTTTCAGAGTTCTCTGAAAAATTCGTAGCATCTGGTTTGTACTGGAATTATTTCTACAACGTATGGAAAACAATTTCATTCTCACCGTTCTCTAATATCATCACAATTGCAGATTCAACTGCTGACACTGACCTTCCTAACACATTCAAGTTTACCGTTCAAACGGTTAGCGAGAATGACAATGCAGTTGTAATCACACTTGAAGAAGAGGGCGAGCCTACTCTTGCGCCCTCAAGCTACAACTTCACTCAGACAGAAGATGCGACAAGGAAACTGATAGCCGTACACAAATACGGTGCATTTATCGTAACGAAAGACGCAGAGGGTGAAGCCGTTTCAACCACACCCGAGTTTATACTTAATGGTACAAGATATGTTGCTGGTTCTACAATCGGCACAGCTTCTGCCGTAGGTAATGAACTCACATTCACAAAGTCGTCATAGTCAAATGACATATTATACCTCCGTTTATGGTCTGGGCGGACAACCGCCCAACCATTCAAACGGTTAGAAAGGACAGTAAAATGACTGCAATAGCACCGAACACAACAGTTTACCTTGTAAATACAAGACTTAACTACGGCTCAGAAGATACGTTTTACTTTGATTCGTTATCAGCACAGACTTCTTACTTTGAAGCAAGACGTCTTTGGGGTATGACGAATTATACGTATCAGAGAGAACAAAGGCAATACATAAAAGTTGGTGTAAACGGTAGTCAAATGGCTACTGTCATCAAATCAGCAAATTATCTGATGTGGAAAAACGCATCATATGAAGATAAATACTATTATGCGTTTATAACAGAAGCAGAATGGATAAATAATGAAGTAGTTAAACTTTATTTTGAAATGGACTACATCCAAACCTACTTATTTAACTACGGACACACGCAATGTTACATAGCACGTCAGCATTCCGAAACAGATAATATAGGTGATAATATATTACCTGAACCACTTGAACTTGGCGAATATGTGATAAATAATGGTAATACAAAGTGTATACCAACTGGCTATGAAGATGCAGACCAGCCTTGTATAATTATAGCAGAAGTAAACAAATCACAAGATGGTGGGCATATATCAGACGGTGTTTTCTCGGCTATTAAATTGCATTGTTTTGACACATCATCAACAGGTATCCGCTTTGCACAGGAGTTCATAAATCAACACGAAGCTGACCCAGAGTCAATACTTGCAATTTATGCTTCAAAATTTTATTTAGTAGGAGAAACTCCCGCCGTTGGTGTTCACAATATAATATCACCAACAGTTCGACCGTTTAAACGGTCAATAAACGTGCCGAAGATAGCTGACCAAGATACGATAGATGGTTACTTGCCAAAGAATAAAAAACTTTATACTTACCCTTATACCTTTTGTAATGTTACAAATTGCAAAGGGTCGGATATGAATTTACGTTATGAGTTTTGGAGTAAGATACAAGATGAGAATTATTGTCAACTTATAATGTATAACACTGTTGGTATGCCTGTTACAATTCAAATAAGACCTTATTCGTATAAGGGCGAAAGATACTCTGATACAGAGAGTGACGGTGTATCAACAGATACATTCGTAGAATTAAGTGGACAGCCTATGGGTTCTTTCTCTATTGATAACTTTGAATCCTGGTTAGCACAAAATCAAGCTTCAATAATAGGAAGAGGGGTAAATTTACTTACGCGTTCAGCGGTGGCATCAGTACAAGGTGACCCAACAACAGCATTAACTGGTAGCATAGATTTTGTTACTAATACACTTGTAGGGGCATACAATGCATCAATAGCAGCTGACCGTTTTAGTGGTGCATTGTCAGGTTCGGCGGTTCAGTACAATAATGAAGTTGACGGGTTATATTATCGTAGAATGTCTGTAAGCTATCAGTATGCAAAAGTGATAGATGACTTCTTTACAATGTATGGATATGCTCAAAATAAAGTGGGTTTCCCGAACATTCACGCAAGGTCACGTTACACATACATTCGTACAATAGGTTTCAACTGTACAGCCAACATTCCACAGGAAGCCCGAAAATACATCAACGCACGTTATGATGCTGGCATCCGTTTCTGGGTAGACCACGAAAATACATTCTGCAATTACACCAACGCAAACACCCCTTTATCGTCAACCATTCAAACGGTTGAAGAAAGGACAGACAATGACAGCGAAACGTAGAGAACGATTTGCTTCGACAGAAGTTTCGGCATTGAAAAACACATTCTCATTCCGTGAATACTTGGATATGATGACTGAACTTGCACTCACTATGTTTGAGTGGAAAAATTTGCCAGAAACTCTGAACGAAGATTATTTGGAAAAACAGCTTTTCTTCAAAGGCAAGGCACTGTTCTTTGAGGATACTGACATAGGCTATTTAGCCTTACAGTGCATTTCAACTTATGATTTTGACGTTTACGGTATTCCTACAAAAAGGCGTGGTAAAGGTTATAACAACTATCTTTCAGATGTTAAAACCCCTAAAGATTCTGTTATAATTTACAACAACCGTTTGCACGGTCCAAGTTACCCTATGACACGCTTCTATGCTTTAAAGATGTGGAATATAGACAGGGCAATTGATGTAAACGTAAACGCACAGAAAACACCAATACTTTTACAAGGTACAGAAGGACAAAGATTATCACTTAAAAATTTATACAAAGAATATGACGGAAATGAACCAGTAATTTTTGGAACTGATAAACTTAACACAGATGGTTTTACTGTTTTTAAAACAGATGCACCGTTTGTTGCAGATAAATTATTTACACTTAAAATAGCAATATGGAACGAATACCTCACTCACATAGGTATAACAAACACGGCTTTTGAAAAGCGTGAACGTCTTGTATCTGATGAAGTTGTTCGTTCAGAAGGTGGCACAATAGCCTCACGTTATTCTCGTCTTGATATGCGTAGAAAAGCTTGCGAAGAAATCAACCGTTTATTCGGTACCGATATCTGGGTTGACTTCAAAGAGGATTATCGTTTATACGATATTACTCAAATGGTTGAAGGACAGAGCGAAGCAAAGGACGAGGGTACATATGTGGATATGTATCCTTCGGTAAACGAAAGTCGAAGAAATGAAAAACAGAACGAAACTTAACCATTCAAACGGTTAGAAAGGAGCACGTTATGAGTAAGTACACAACTGAAATACGTTTCATTTGCGAAACACTAAATGGTCAGGATACAAGCAGTGGTTACAATTCGGTAAATGAAATCTTGGCTAATGTGCATAATAAAGTTTTTGATTTTGATTATCCGATTTTCGACGAAGCATACAAGCCTGTTCTTGAAAAGAAAATTTTAAAGCACTTCTATACTCGTGAAATAGGCTACGAAACATACGGTAGATTTAAACTTGCACTTGATACAAAAATGAACGAGATAATGCCGTATTATAATAAACTTTATAATTCGGAACTTTTAACATTCAACCCACTTTATGATTTTGACGAAACGACTACTGGACACAGAACGCATGACGATGAAATCAATGAAGTAATAAACGCTGACAGAAAAGACACTGGAACTGTTACAAATAAACTCACTGGTACTGATACCACTAAAGACACAGGCACAATAAACGATAGTGGTACAAGTACAACAGAGGACGGCGGTTCTGATACTTCAACCCGTGATGGCGGCGATAGCTTCGACCGTTGGGATAAATACTCTGATACACCACAGGGTACTGTAAATAATATGGCTCTAAATGATGACGGCTATCTTACAGATGCAAGGTACATTAAAGAGAATCATACAGGCACGCACATTGAAGATGTAACAGATTACGGTAAAACACAAGACAATACATCTGATACAACAAGGACTTTAAATACTAAATCTGAACTTGAACATGACACTACAAACCTTCAAACTCTCAATACAAAACGTGAAGATGATACTACAAGACAGCACGAATACGACAGCATCGTTGATTATGCGGAACACGTAGTAGGAAAATCACGTGGAACATCATATTCAAAATTACTTGAAGAATTTAGACGTACATTCCTCAATATTGATATGATGATAATTTCAGAACTTGAAGATATATTTTTGCAATTATGGTAACCATTCAAATGGTTACAAAATTCTTTCCACAAAGCAATCATATACACAACCGTTCAAACGGTTGAGAAAGGAAACATTATGGCAAGAGAACACGTACACGTTGACATACTTCTTAAACCTTTTAGATTTTGGTGCCAGAAAGTTTTGCCATTAGTTTATGATGACAGTTTATCATATTACGAAGTTCTGTGTAAACTTACAAAATACATAAATGAACTTATTGAGAATATGAAAACAATATCAGAAGCTTTTGATGTTATTCAGGACGAGTTTGATGATATTAAAGAAGAATTTGATTATATCAAAACGTTCTTTGAAGGAATACAAGAACTTGTTGATGGTTTTAACGAAAGACTTACAAATTTTGAAGGCGACTTTAACGAGTTCAAAACTTATGTCACAGAACAGATAACAGAGATTAACAACCGTTTGGATGGTTTGGTAGTTGATGACGCACTGTCAGCAACAAGCACAAATCCTGTTGAAAACAGAGTTATTACTAATAGAATAAATCAGCTTTTAAATAGTATTTCAGCTCTTAGTACAAGAATTGATAATACTAACACAAGAATTGACAATTTGCCGACGCTTAATATTGATGACACCTTGTCAAGTACAAGTGAAAATCCTGTTCAGAATAAAGTAATTACTCAGGCTTTACAAGGCGTGACGCCCGCTACTATTGATAATGCATTATCTGAAACGAGTGAAAAGCCCGTTCAGAATAAAGTAATAACACAGTCAATAAATGGAATGGGAGTGTCAATTGGAAACTTGACGAACCAAGTAGACCAGCTTTGGCAAGGCATCGGAAATGTAAACTCAGAAATTTCAACACTTAATGACAAAGTGAATACAAACTTAGCTGATATTTATAATATAAAAGAGAGGCTTACAAACGTTGAAAATACTATAGTGCAAATAAATAGCACTCTCCAGGGTGCTGTTTCAAGAATTTCAGCACTTGAAAATCTTGTACTTTCAGCGTCGCATTATATTGGTTCTTCAAATAACATTGTAATAACTAATGGTAACGTAAATTCTACATTTACAATAACAATTCCAATAAATATTTTACCGTCAGATTTCTTTATCAATGGTGGATTTAATGGTGCAAAATATAAGATAATGGCATACCCGATTTTTGATTGGACAGGCACACCGCTTTCAAATTCAAACGTAGAAATAACAACTTCACCTACTATGACAGTCAATCCTACTACAGTTGTATTTACATTTAGATACAGCTATAACGTGAACGGAGTTGGTGGTACGCGTACAATGAGAATTGACGCTTTTTGGGCACAACATGATTTTGAGTAACCGTTCAAACGGTTAGAAAGGAGTAAATTATGGAAAAAAGCACACCTTACAGAAATGCTTGGTATCGTGACTTGCTTGAAAAAGAAAAAGAACTGAAAGAGTACACAGATGAGAAAGTCTCAAATGTAGACCTCTCAGAACTTAAAGACGTTTCAATTATCGACGTTGGTGACGGACAGACACTTGTTTATAACTCAGAAACAGAGAAGTGGGTAAATGCTGAAACTAAACAGGGAATCATAGTTATTCCGATTAGTTTTGCATCAGGTTTTAATTCATTTAACTTAGTAGGTATGACAGCACCCGATTTAGAAGCCTTATGTAGTAACAACAAAGATAAATTGGTGGTACTACAAGATAACAATGTTGGCAGTACCTATCCTCCATTATACAGATTGCAATCTGAAACAAACCCTAATGAATTGCTGTTTGGTACTATTATTCATCAAAGTGGATTGGGTCCAGGTATTGCTATATACAAAAAACAAACTGCAAAGATTTATAATCGTTTTAGTAGACTTTATATTCCAGGTTTACCTTTACCTTCATCTGCTAATAATGGAAAACTTCTTGGTATAAAAAATGGGGTTTATAGTTTAGTAGACCCTCCAAACAATGACGTAACGTACACGACAGATGAACAGGTTATAGGTACTTGGATTGATGGTAAACCTCTATATCAAAAAACATACACGGTTACATTTCCTTCAAACACATTTATAGCCGATATAGGTAACGAAATATGTATCAAAAATGTATATGGCGGTGTGTACGATAATCAAGAGCAAAGTTTCGTACCTATTGGATATCAGAGTCAGGTCAGATTTAACAGTGATGTAATTTCTGGGCAGCAAAGAATTACATTTTACAATGAATTTATTGATAGCAGACCATTAGGTGAGTTTACAATTCAATACACTAAAAATACTGATACAGTTGACTAAAGTGTAACCATTCAAACGGTTAGAAATGAGGTATAATATGGACGAACCTATTTACTATGACGGTACAAAGCTTTTATCAATGAAAGACTTGTACGGAAAGAAACCTGAAATATATATGTGTACCACTAACAGAACCGGTGGTAAGACAACATATTTTGGCAGACTTATGATTAACTCATTCTTGAAGCGTGGTGAGAAGTTTATGCTTCTCTACCGCTTCAAGTATGAAATTGACGACGTATCATCAAAATTCTTTAAAGATATAAAAGGTTTATTCTTTCCAGATTTAGAAATGGAAAGTGAAAAGCAACAGTTGGGAATATATCACAAGCTTTACTTAATAAACAATGGTAAAAAATCCTACCATTTAAACGGTCAGGATTTCACACCAGAGGAAGGGCATAATAAAATAGAATGCGGATACGCTGTTTCAATGAACTCTGCCGACCAAATCAAAAAGGTATCTCACCTTTTCTCAGATGTAAAAAAGATACTTTTTGATGAATTTCAATCTGAAACTAATCACTATTGCCCTGATGAAGTTAAGAAATTTATTTCAATACATCAGTCAGTCGCAAGAGGTAATTCGGAACAAGTACGATACGTTCCGGTATATATGATAGCAAACCCAGTTTCGCTAATAAACCCATACTACGTAGAAATGGATATATCATCAAGATTACGAAATGATACAAACTTTTTACGTGGTGACGGATTTGTTCTTGAACAAGGTTTCAATGAGAGTGCTTCAAAAGCACAAAAAGAAAGCGGTTTCAATAGAGCATTTGCCAAGAATGATTATATGGCATACTCTACAGAAGCAATATATCTTAACGATAACCTTTCATTTATAGAAAGACCGCAAGGAAAATCACGGTACATTTGCACCGTATGTTTTGAGAAAACAGAATACGCTATTCGTGAGTACGTCTTTGATGGTATCATATACGTTGATAATTCAATAGACAAAACTAACCCCAACCGAATAGTCATTACAACATCAGACCACAAAGAGAACTATGTAATGCTTAAACGTTCCGAAGCTATCAGAACTAATATGCGGTTTTTCTATATGCAAGGTGCAGTCAGGTTTAAAGACCTTAAATGCAAGCAGATGTTTATGAAATTTGTCTGCTTAAAGTAACCATTTAAACGGTTGAAAACTTAATCTCGTATATCTGCACTGCATACTATATATTGTGATGTGTGGGGAATACTCTTGGGATACAGAGCCATACATTCATTTGTCTTTATTCAGCGAGTTTATAGTTGTAGTGTTAAAGATATAAACAAAAAACCCCTAATAACCTTTTGGCTATTAGGGGTTTTACTTTTACGGTGTGCGTGATTTATAATTACAAAGTTCGTTATTTAATCTGTCAACAATACGTTTCTTACTTTTGCATTTCTCTTGATATTTACAATTCTTACAAGGCAAATTATAATATCGCCTTGTGGCACATACTTCTTTTTGATACGCGTAAGAGTGTTCGTATCCTTCAACCTGTCCTTGACGCTTTGCCATAGGCTCACTTCCTTTCTTCAACCATTTGAATGGTTGATTTTTATCGCATTACATAGCTTGTTTCAACAAGTAATGTTCCGCCTTTTATTTGTTTCGGTCGTAATTTACCTTGTATTTTTAAACCAACTTTAAAATCTGTAAGTTCTCTTTTTGTTTGCATAAATTCAATTTGTTCTTGCGTGAAGTGGGATTTGTCATAATCATTTATTGGCTCTTGAGTTAGTGATTTGTTAAATTGATATTTGCATTTTTCATTCATACCAGCACATTTGATGTTGTAATATGGCTTGTCTATCGGTTTACCATTCTCATGTGTTACGTGTTCAATATAAGTTTTCTGTCTTACGAAAATTGCTTCGTCCCAGTAAGATTCCAATTTCCATTTACAAAAATCTGTGTCGTGAATTGGAATGCCTTTTAATTCTTCGGGCTTTAAATCACAGTGTATACTGTCTGTATCTGCGTATATGAAACCCGGTTTATCTGCACCATAAAAATTCTTTTGTGCTGCTCTAATTGTAAAGTTTCTTGCATATGATGTTATGGCTGAACCAATAGGAATATATCCAGGTTTGCCTTCGTAGCTTTCTATTATTTCATATCTCAATGCACCAGTTTCTACGTCTAAATAGCAATGCTTATAACTATTATTTATCCAAGTTGCCATTTTACCATATAGATTATTAAGGAATAATTTTGCTAAAGTTCTCATAGCACCTTCCGAATTGACTTTTATATTTTTCCATTTCTGAATATAAGCATCAAATATTTCACTTGGGGATTTTGCTTTGAACCAACAACCGTCTAAAACTTCGAGGTCTATTAAATGATAATGTTCTTGTAAAAGTTTATAATCAACACAAGTCAATGTTAAAGTTACTTTTGCTTCTTGGATATTCCCATATATATCTTCATATGTTGTATGATATATTCCGTCTTTATCTTTAATATCACTTGTTTCTAAACATTCTGTTGCTTTGTAAAGTGGATTACCTTTTATTTGTATAAATGGTAACATACCCTTTTTAAGTCTGAATTTAGTTCTTATGCGTATAAAATAATAACAGTTTTTTGAATGTTTCAAATAACTTGGAATATCGCCTTTCCAAAATGTAGGTTCACCAACTGGATAAATTGACCCACTTTCGCTTGACATAACAGACGGATAAAGTGAATTTACATCAGCTGTTAAACCATTTTTGAATATTTTATTTTCTTTACCTTTAACTAAATAACACCAACCACCTTTATATGATTTATGAATATATTCGCCTGCGTTTTCAGAACCAAATTCCTGACCGATTAAACGGTCATAAACATTAGGGAAGTTATATTTAAACTCATAATAAGACATTGTTTTCTTAAACTCTGACATACAACAAGAACCTATTGTTATCCCTTTGTGTTCATTTTCAAACATAATTTCAAGTGCTTCCTTAGCTACAAATATATCATTTAAAATGTAATCGTGTTCTTCTGGTGTTATAATACCGTGTGCTTTTCTGTAACCTGTATATTCTATTTCAGATTTTCTATGTTTTGTTTTAAATCCTTTTCCTATATCTTTAATGCTAAAAGGTAACAATTTAAGTGAGTCACGGATATTTATAAAGTGTCCAGTCCTTGTTCTTATTGTTATTTCATACCACATACCACGGTCTGAAATCATATAGCTATATGAGTTATTTGGCATATCATCTTTTTCATAGAATGTTTTTGTTAATGGAATGTATGCTTCGACAAAGTTTTTATTTCTCATTAAATATGATAACCAAAATGTACCGTCAAATTTTAAATTGTGATAGAATATATAAAGGTCTTGTGACATAGAAAGATATATTAACTCACTAAAAGTTTCTTCTATAGATGAAAATACCTTTGCATCTTCTGTCCACAACTCACAAATAGCCGAAGCCCAAACCTCTGTATCGACCTGACCGTCATAAACGGTTGTTTCAAAATCGCCAACTAAAAGCCGACCATTTAAACGGTTAGTCGCCATAACGTGCCATTACGTCATCATATTCATAGAATGTGTTTTCGGCTTCGTCAATGTCAAAATCTTCAATTGATAAATCTAAAACTCCACACATTACAACAATTGCTCTTGCGTGGTCTGATAATTGTGAAGTGTAATATAATGCCTGGTCTAAGTATTCTTTTGCAATATCACCATACTTTTCATAACGTTCATATGCATCTTTCCAATCTTCTTTATTAAAAGAGTCAAGTGCTTTTTGCACAGTGTCAATACCAAAGTATGATGCACCTTTTCCGCCCCTGTTATAATCTGCAAATGCAGAGTCAATTCTATTTTGAATATAATATTTAAACATTTCAAGTTCTCTAACAGCTTTATTTATATTATACCCTTCTGGATTTCTCATTCTTTTTGTTTTCTTATCTCTGTATGTTTCATATAAATATTTTCCCAATTCTTCATTTGAAGAAAATAATGCAGAACCTATAATATCACCCGTAAACCTATCTATTACCATACCTTGTGTTGTCACTTGTGTATATTGCGTCCCGTATCTTTTATAATAATTTTCGTAATTAGGCTTTTTACCCCTTTTTGCAGGTGTGGCTAATTTAGTCTTTTTAGACTTTTTAGGTTTTTCAACTGGCGGCTTTTTAATTTTCTTACTTTTAGGTCTGAATGTTTGAACTGAAATTGGAGATACTTTTTTAGGTTTTGTTTTTACTATTGCTTGTAAACTTTGTTTTTGAGTTGATATTGTTTTAATATCAGATTTTGTTATATTTGATTTTCCAGTTTGTGAGATTAGCTGTTTTGCAGTTGGTATTTTTGTAATGTTGATGTTGTGATATTTTGCTTGACGCATTAAGTTACGTCTTATTCGGTTATACTCTTTGTATAAATCCATAACACACCACCTTTCTGCTTATTTTTGCAATAAGCGAAATTTGTTTTTAGCAGTTATTATTTCATCAAGGCATTTTTCGCATACATCAATCCTTTCCCAACCTTCTTCATACCATAATACCCAATGCCGTTTAGCTTTTACTTTGTATTTTATTTTTATTTCTGCGTCATTTTCCATACAGAAATCACATATTCTTACGTTTCTTTTCATTGGCTTTTCCTTTCTATATGAAAAAAGCCCACCAACCGTTTGAATGGTTGGCAGGCTAATTTCAAAATGCAAGTGTTTAAAGAAGGTAACCGTTTGAACGGTTATGAAGTCTTATGCTACAATTGAGCAAGTAATGAAATACTTGCCGGCGAAGTTACGAGAAGGACGGCGATATACTGAAATTGTAAATCCTTCTCCACTTTCAAGTTCGTCTGTAAGTTCCTCTGCAATATCAGAGAAAGCGTTCCAGAATGTCTTTGAAGATGTTACATACTTCTGTCCGTCTTTAGCAAGAATAAGGAACTGATTGTAGTCAGTATTCTCACCGTTTCTTACAGCTTCATTATGCACAGCAAGTACAACATATGCTGCTACTTCAATGTTGAAACTGTCATCCGGAATTGACTCCAGAATTTCATCAAGTTTCAGTGCGTTTGATACATCCTTGAGAGCGATTTTCTCAAGTTTTGTGAGTTCTTTTGAGGTTTCCTCGATTGTTACTTTGTAGTTTCTTTCTGTTGCCATTTTCTTAGGCTCCTTTCTTAATATGTTTTTTTGTTTGTAGGTATAAACTATGCCTATTTATCTCAACCGTTTGCACGGTCAAAATACAGTGACAAGATGCGACCCTGTAGGTCAATTATTATATCGTCTACAAGATTGCTTATTGTTGCACATTCGTATATATCATTGTATGTGCGAGTTATTGTGAAGACTACACGCATTTTGTTCGATATTTCATTATCGAAATAACCAAAATGAAATTCAACTTTTTCAGTGTCAGCATGATTTATTGTTAAGAGAGTGAAGTCGATATGCAACATTTCTCTTATTTTCTGCTCAACCGTTTGAATGGTTGCAGAGTTGATAAAATGCTTTTTGAAAATTTTGATGTAGGCTTCGCTGTGCCTCTTGTATTTGTTGGGGCGAAGTGGAGATTTCTTTTCCTCACGTATGCAAGCGTAAATGCAGATGCATGAGAAAACCCATAATATTGAAAGAATGAAAACTATGATTGTTAATTTTGTAACTTCTGACATTTTTAATCCTCCGAAAGTAATTTGTTTAATTCGTCAAACACTTTGTCTAAATCGGCTTCATCTTTGATGCTGAATCCGTAAATACCAAGTTTCTTTTCAACATTCTTGGTGTGAATATCAGTTATGATTTCGAACCAATTGGCTAAACCGATATCCGCAAAATTTATAACTTCAAGTGAATCCGGATAATCAACATCAAATTCTTCACAATATGAAATCCTTGATGCTATCTTTGTGATAATCTTGTCAATTATTTTAGTAAAAACAGTGTCGAAATGCTTATATATTTCTTCATCACTTAAATCATCACTTTTTCCACTTGACATAAACTCAAGTTCATTTCTAAGGAGATTTTTTAAACGCTCTTGAATTTCTTCCTGAAAATTATCAGTAGGTTCACCGGTGAGGAGTTTTTTGATTTTGTCATTTGCCTTGTCACATATTGTTTTTCTGTCTTTCATTTTATTGTCCTTTCTAACCATTTGAACGGTTTGTGATTTCGTTGTAAGCTTCATATTGCATCAGGTCACGGAACTCGTCCGCGATTATCTCAACCCAGTTTGCTGATACGATATCATAGAGGGTTATTTCAGCCAAAGAGTCAGGATTCATAACATAATATTCTGTTAATATGCTTGGAATAATGTTTGCAATTACTTTTGCAATTACAATATCGAAGTGGCTTGACTGTTCATTTATAGTCATCTGCTCGTTGTGCTTGATATAATACTCTTCGTTATTAACCTCAAGAGCTATTCTCTGCTGAATTTTTCTCTGGAAGTTATCAACGGGTATTCCACTAATAAACCACTTAATACGACCGTCAGCTTTATTCTTTAATGCCATTTTGTTCTCCTTTCTCAACCGTTTGAATGGTTGGTCTAAATCTTTTTAAGTTCTCTGTATATATTGTATCTACTTTTCTATGAGCATATAGGCACATATCATCTAATTCCGCTTCACAGTGTGTTACGCACATTCTTGATATATTACCTTTTAATAGATTTTCTATCGAGTATATTTCACTCAACTGTTTTTCTGTTAATGGCACTACTTTATTTTCATTTTCAGCCATTTGACTGGTTAGATTCTGTTTGACAGTTAATGGTTTGCCATTTGCTATGTGTATTCTCAACGCAGTATTTAAGCACTCTATTAAAACACCTTTGCATTTCATTAACTCAAGTTCTGCTTTACACTGCTCATATTCATCTTCTGGAATTTCAATTATCAATTTCATATCAATCCTCACTTTCTGAACCGTTTGAACGGTTGCGATAATCTTCGTAAGTGTAAAAGATTTCAATTGAAATTCCGAGCCAGTCAACGTTATCGAATGCCCATAAAATCAAGTTTGAATAGCCAAGTTCCTGTCTTGGACTGTCTGCTTCGATACTAACACATTGAGCGAGGTGCTCATCAAATATCATTCTGATATCGTGAGCCATCCTTAAATGGTTATCATGGCATCTGTGATTTTTAAATTCCAGATAGGATTTCTCTTCGGATAATGATTTTCCAAGTGAAATTATTGTTTCATTATCAAGCATATTTCTTACTATTCTTGTTGGCTCTTTGTAAAATTCATTTACAGAGCCAAGCACTTCTTTGTATGACATATTGTACCTCTTTCTACCAACCGTTTGAATGGTTGAAAAACTCAACTATTCAGCTAAGGCTGGATTTTAATAAATTTTGAAAATTGATTTTGGAATTTGGGCTTTTGCCAACCGTTTGAATGGTCAGACAAAATATAGGTTATAGAGTTTCCCGACCGTTTGAACGGTCAAGGAATGTATGTGCGGCAGAATGCCCTCATACCTGTATTTAGTGCTTTAACGCACTAAAGCGTTATGTAACAAAAGTTACGGAACAGCCAACTTGACCGTTCCGTAACATATGTTACAAGCGTTCATTTTGACCGTGCGGAACGGTCAAATCGAAACTACTGTTATCATAGAGAGATAGTAGGAATTAACAGCAAATATAAAAGCCCACTACGGGGCTTTTATATAAAATTTTTACTTTTTAATTTTTCCCTTTACGGCTTCTGTAGGTTCGTTGTGGTTATCGTGAATATCAGTATTTACGGCTTTGTCGATAGCTTTATCGATAGTGTCAATAAACGTATTAAAAGCGGTTAAAACGCTTGTTTTGTCGCTAGCGTTCGTAATAAGCTTACAAGCGTCAGAGATTGAAAAAGCACTAAAGGCGTCAGCCATGTACGCTTTAAAAGATTCTATATCCATACTCTGACAAGGGTGTTTCTTATCCTTGTCAGTATTACTGCCGTTTTTGCCCTTTTTAACGTGTACCTTGTCAATTACCGCCTTAACCTCTTTTGTTTTCATATTGGGGTTTATCCCGATTTTTTCGGCATTTTCCATTTCATCATCTTTAAGGGTGGATAGCAAGACAAGTGATGTTTTCGGGAACTTGTCAGCACTTATACCACCTATATCAACGGGTTTGTTGATGAGTTTGCCGTTCTCGTCTACAACCTCAAAAAAGCGGCGGTGTATCTTTATACTGTCATTTACGGCGCTACGCTCAAGATTAAAGTTGACCTTAGCAAAGTCTTTGACGTCACTGTAATGTTTCTTAGTTTCGGGATTTACAAGCTTTTTATAAGACCCCGTGCGGTCAAAATCAGATAAAGCCTTGCAAAGCTTAACATAGCTTGACGCATACGCGACAAGCGACTTGTTGACAATTGCAATATCCTTTAAAACTTTAGCTTTTTCTTTGTCGGTAGTACCAGCAACAAATACAAGACCGTTTGTGTTGATAGAAATTTCATTTTTTGACATAAGATTTATACCTCTTAAATATAGACTTATGACTTTACTGCTATGTCATATAAAGCCCTATAGGTTGCATTGTTGCTATAGGTCAACCGCAAGGGCGTTTTACAAGTCCCTTGCGTACTTGGTGGTTTTCTCTTGCAAGACTATTGCAAGACGGGTACTCACTACCCGACACGTTCTCACGTGCGTTATTCACTTGTCAAGAATCGCAAACCGTGCAACACGGTCAGGCATCCCTTTTTCACGGTCAACCGTAGGTGGTAAAACCGTAGCGGGCGGGTGAACCACACCGCAACCCCAAATTTGAGGCTACCTATAGTATAAAGGATAAATGTAAACTGGGTATGAATAAATTATGAATAATTTGTAAACAATTATGAACAAAATATGAAGACGGGAGATAATAAAAAGACGGCCTACCGTGAGCGGTAAACCGTCTATAATGGGGTTGCAACCGTGCTAAATGGTTGCAAGTTTGCTTGCGTATGTCTTTATAAGGTCGCTTATTTCGTCTCGCAATTCGTAGTTTGTATTATTGATTTGCTTGCAAATTTCAAGTGATACATAGTCAACGGCAACACCGTCAAAAGCAAGGTCTATGGCATCATAATAATCAAGTGCAAGATATAAGTCAACGATTGATTTAATGATATTCTTGATAGCTTTTCTTTGTTCTTTGTTGTAGTTTTTCATAGTCTTTATATCTCCATTTCTGACGGTGCTACCGCCCTTTTGATAATACTATTTTAGCACACTTTAGTGCTAAAGTCAAGCACTTTTTACGCTGTGTACGGTTGACCGTGTAAAAGAGTATTTCAACCGATTATACGATTATCAGATAATTCATATCGGAATAGTAGGAATTGTTCAGAACCGTTTAAACGGTTGATGAAAATGAACGCACTTTTGTTCGATATGGGTGTGGGAAAGTATTCCTACTGAAAAAGTAGGATTTACTACAA